AAGCTTCTGACGGATCAGCCCGTGCCGGGAGACCCGAACAAGACGCAGAGCATCTACGTCGCCACCCTCACCGTGCTCGGATCCGAATCCGTCACCGTGGTCTCTCCGGCCACCGAGAAGGATGGCAAGAGCTATCCCGAGTCGTCGGAGACCTTCCTCACGCCGTTCACGTGGGAGAACTGGTACGCCTACGGTCGGGGCATCGAAGTGAAGCTGTCCGGCCTCGAGAAGGCAGGGAAGCCGATGCTTCTCGGCGTGGTCAAGCGCTGCCCGACAGGCTCCGGCTACAAGGCGGGCGAAACCGTGGAGACGACCGCGAAGAAGTGGACGGACTACCGTGCCGCCATCCTCGCCGGACGCGACCCGGCGAAGCCTCAGTTCTCTTGGGGCATCGTGGACCCGACTCCGGATCAGCGCGCTGTCGCGCTCGCCTGGTATCGCGGCCAGTAACGCCAACGATGGGGGCTGGCCTAGGGCCGCGTGCATGCTGCGAAAGCAGTAAAGCGGGCCAGTCTTAAACGACAGGCAGAACATGCGTCCATCGCTCCAAAAACCTCACACGTCGTGTTACAGTTGACACGACTGCACGGCGACCATCCGCGCGTCCGCCGCATGGCGGACGACAGCCTTCCCGACGCAAGGGGCGAACGTGAGCAAGTTCTACAGCATCGAAGTGAAGAACGAGGACAGCGGCACGGTGTACGCGTACGCCGACGGCGACATCGAGGTTGTCTCGTACGTCGGCCGCAAGGCCATCGCGGACATCAAGAACGTCACGGCCGACGTCCGGCTCTCCCTGATCGAGGTCGACGAAATCGGCCAGGAGGCGGAGGAGACGCGTTCGATCGCGAAGCTGACCGCCGATGCCGGTACCGTCTCGTACGTCCTCAAGGCCAAGCTGTCGGCGGAGCGCAAGCTCGCCAAGGCGTCCAGCACGGTCGAGGGTCAGCAGGCCGAGGCGGACGCCGCGCAGGACGTGCACAACCCCGTGAACGAGTTCGCCGGGGCTGGCGTCAACTGAGCCAAACAGGCCATGGGGGGTTAGCTGAGGCGGCATGGCCCCCCACGCAACGCGGTAGCTCTGCCGTAGGCCGGAAAAGAGCATGAACGGCCACGCGCTTTCGGTCCCCGATCCCCTGAGCGCGTGGCCGTTCTCTATCCGGAACACGAATCGAGAAGGGAACTGCCATGTTCGTGAACAAGGAACCGACGCTGGTCGTCCTACCAGGCAATCCGGAGCGTCCGAACTGTGTCGCGTGCGGAACGCTTACCGCCAAGATTCACCGCGAGGTACACGGCGGCATTGACATGCTCCTGTGCAACGACTACTGGGCTTGCAACCGCACGAGTGGAGTGATCGCGGCATGACGCGCGCCGAGCTACGGACGCGCGCAATGGAAGCCACGAGACTCTGTCCCTCATGTGATGGCGGACTGCCCGCAGCTTGCACGTGCACAGTCAACGTGCGTCAGGTGGTGTCGGATCTCCTGGCCGCGCTGGACACGCAGCAGGATGCCGTCCTGGCCGCGCTGATTCAGTGTGCACGCGCGCTCGCGTTCACCTACGGCGGAAGTCCTCGACCGTCCGACACCGAGCACGAAGCACAAGCCTGTTGGGATGCGATGGTCGCGGCTTACGCCGCACTTGGCGTGACCGACACGCGTGACCTCATCCAAAATTCCTAGTTGACGCGTAGCCTCGTTCGTGTAAACTAGTCCACATGACAGCGATTGTGATGGACGGGATGAACCGCAGCGAGTACCTCGCGGACATGAACCGCGAGCTTATCGCGATGGGTCTCAAGCCCGTCCGCACGATCGAAGAGGCGCAGCGTCCGAGCACGGTCGGCAAGGCTGCTGAGGTGGCGGAGCGCACGCAGGGACGCGGCAACGGAAACGGGACATCGCGCAAGCCCGGTTCGCTTGCCACCGAAGCTCAGATCAAGTACATCATCGAGTTGACTTTCCGGATCACGGGGATGCGCGACGCGATCGAAGACGTGAACGTCGCTGGCTTCACGAAGGCTGAGGCCAGCGAGATGATCGAGCGCCTGATTCCGGTCGCCCGCGAGGCTCGCACGGTTGCCCCGATCGCTGCTCCTCTGGCCGCTCCCGTCAAGTCGACTGCGGTCACCGAGGATGGGATGTACCTGAAGGACGGCGTTGTCTTCAAGGTGCAGATCGCGAAGCAGGACTCCGGCCGCCTGTACGCGAAGCGTCTCGGCCAGGGTGGATTCGAGTACGCGCCCGGCGCTATCAACACCCTGCGCGCTGAGCACAAGATGTCGCTCGATCAGGCGAAGGAATACGGCAAGCTCTACGGGGTGTGCTGCCAGTGTGGCAAGGACCTGACGGACGAGAACAGTATTGCGGCTGGCATCGGTCCGGTGTGCGCCAGGAAGTTCTAGGGGAACGATGGTGTGGACAGCCATAGAAGAATATGGGTTAGCTGCCAGGGCTGGTTGGGGCAGGAAGGTTATGCAGTCGCTTTGGCCCATATCACCATCACTCAACAGCATCAATCAAGGGGCGAGGGGAAAAGGAAGATGACAAAGAAATTCACTCCGAACGTGACGGTCACGCCGAGCATGGCCCGGCAGTGGCTTGACCGGAACGCCGAGAACAACCGGCGGCCGAAGAAATCCCGCATCCCGGCCATGGCCCGCGACATGGCCATGGGGCACTGGAATTCCGACACGGGCGAACTGATCAAGTTCGACGTGAACGGTACCTTGATCGACGGACAGAACAGACTTCACGCGGTCATCCTGGCGAACGTGCCGATCCAATTCGACATCATGGAAGGTCTGCCGACGTCCGTCATGCCCGTCCTCGACACGGGCGCGCCCCGTTCGGCGGGCGACGTCATGACCGTCGCGGGTGCCACCGACCGGATGCGAAGCGCGGCCATCGTGCGGTGGTCGATCATGTGGGACGCGAAGATCTACACGGGTGCGGGTAGCGCTCTGCGGCCGACTCACAGCGAGATCATCGACCGCTATCGGGCAGACTCCGGCGCGTACAACGCGGCGGCCACTCGCGCCACAGACTGCCAGAACAGGGGCCTAGGTGTCGGTGCCCCGGCGGGCGTCGCGTTCTACCTGTTCTATCGGCTGAGCCAGGAAGACGCACACGCGTTCTTCGATCAGTACGTGTCCGGCGCGAACCTCCCCGGCCTATCGCCCGTGCTGGCCTTGCGCAACAAGATGACACGCCGTCGCCAGGATCGTCTCACCCGTCCGGAACAACTCGGGTACTTCATTCGGGCGTGGAACGGCTGGCGACTCAGCAAGCCGATGGCGCATCTCTTGCTCGTCAACGACAGCAAGCTGACGGACGACAACTTCCCGCAACCGAAGTAGAGGATCGGCGATGCACATCTTTCACAAGTGGTCGAAGTGGTCTGAGCCGGTTCGCGTGAACATCCGCCGTCTCTATGACGGAGAGGTTGTTGGTAAAGACCGGCAGACGCGAGAGTGCGCGAAATGCGGGATGGTTGAAAGACGATTCCTGTGACTCGGCTGGGATTCAAGTACTGCGGATGGTGCGGCCAGGATAAGCCACTGCACGAATTCTACGTGAACAACAGCTTTGACCGGCATCATCAGACGAGTCACCATCCCGGCTGCAAGGTATGCCGCCGCGCCATGGCCAAGAGGCAGGCTCCGGCGGCATACCAACGGAAACTCGAGAGAAAGGCTAGGGCATCATGAAGTATCAGGCGCACCTGAAGACCGGGGCAACCGTCGACGTGGAACTTGATGGCGAGATTGGGAGCACGTTCACCAACACAGTCAGAGACTCCCTTTCTGTCGGCTGGCTGGTCGACGAGAACGGGGCGATGCTGAACATGGCGTACGTCGCGGCGCTCGTTCCCGTTCTCGATGACGCGGCCAAGACCCCGTTCGTCCCTGACATCATCATGGACGATGACGGCGACAAGTGGACTCTCTACAGGGACGGTCTGTATCACTACAGCGACGGGACGACAGATCACGTCGTTAGGCCGAGAACGCGTGCCGAAGTCGAAAGCTCATACGGAATCAGAGAGGAATGGTAGTCGTGAATCTGTCGGAAGCGATCGAGCACGCACGTGCAGACGTGGCGGAAGTCGGGGAGGGTTTCGTCTACAATCCGGGCGGCGAGAACCGCTGCTTCTACGTCAGCCAAGAGGATCCGCGCTTCCCGTCTGGCATACTGGAGTCGGCTGAACGGGAAGTGGCATCGGGCAGCAAGACGCACGGATGTCAGGTGGGTCGCATCCTCATGCGCGCGGGATTGATGACGGACGAGATTGCATCGTGCCAGAATTCCGCGATTGGAGTTGCGCAAATCATGCTCGGACAAGACAACGACGTCGCGCACTTCCTGAGTGACATTCAGGAAGCGCAGGACGGCGGCGACTCGGCGGGCGATGCACTCGCGAAAAGTCTGCGCTCTGTCCGCCATACTGGTCGGTAACCCCGTAAACTAAGAGTGAGCCGCCCGGCGCGTGTAGTCACCCACTACGAAGACGCATACGCCGGGCGGACATCCATTTTATCTGACGGGAAGTGGGACGTGACAAGACGCCACGGAACGGATTGGATCAAGACGTCCTACCCGCAGGGCAGATGTCAAGACTGTGACAAATTGTATTACTCGTCGCGAGGCAACGCGAAGCAGAACCTCAAGCGCCTACGCCATCACGGCAAACAGCACGTGTACGAATGCCCGACGCACGAAGGATGGTGGCACGTCGGCCACCTACCCGAAGCAGTCGTGCGCGGCGAGCACGGACGTGAAGAGCTAGTGCATGGTCGCAAGCGACAGACGGGCGAGGAACACTGAAACCCATCAATGCGATGATACGCTGAACAGACAGAGACGCCGCGCGAGCCTTCCCTCTCGCACGGCGTCTCGCTGTGCGCTACCTACCTGTTCGGTAGGTGCAGCTTGAGCCACGCTTGAGCTGCCGCGATGGTGCTCGGGCTCAGAGCGTCGGGATCGGTGCGTGTGTAGTACCCGGCCAGGAAGGTACCTGCCACGCCCAACAACGCCAGAGCGCTGCCCTCTGCCCAGTCCGGCAGGAATGAGACGTAGCTCGGCGCGATACCGGCGGCCAGGAGGGCAACCAGCGACACGAGGGACATGAGCTTGACCTTGCGTTCGGCCTTGCCTCGGGGGCCAGCCCCGGCAGTCTCCTTGGCGAATTGCATGTCTTCCTACCTTTCGGGCGGGTAGCCGTAGGTGACCGGGGTAACGACCGTGCTCGTGGTCGCGGGGGTCGGCGTTGCCCCGCTGGCCGATGCTCGCACGCTCAGCGCCAGGATGACTAGGGCAATGACGACTGAGGCAACGGAAGCGAAGGTGGCGATGGTCGCGTACCAGTGCCACGGACCTTTTCCCATGCTGCTGCTGCGGCCCGTGTTCCGACTGCGCCCGCTGCGATTACGAGAAATGCTTTGTTCACTTGGGAAGGATCGACGAAGATAGCCTGTTGGAAAATCAACGTCCACCCGGCTGCTAATGAAGTGAAGTCCCGAACGAGGACCCACCACGGGGGACGTCGATGACGTCTCACGCTCACTCATGATCCAACTTTCCGTTGCCGCGTGACAACTGTTACTTACAGTAGCAGTTATGCGGAGTGAAGCACATTCCGCACGGCTGTCTCAACGTCGGCAACGGTGAGGGAATCGCCCGTGATGGGCGGAAGTGCGGCGGCGATCATCGCGGCCAGGGCGGGAATGTCCACGGCGTTCACGGACTGCACGGCAGTGATGATCGAGGCGTGCGCGGATTGCTCCGTATCGCCGATGCTCTTCTGCCGTCCGAGAAGCGTTCCCAGCGCCGTTCCGGGGGCAACGGTGCCGTTGGTGACAGTTCCGTAGGTGGCTTCGGAAACACCCGGCCAGACACCTTCGCTGTGGTCGGCAGGATTCGACCAACCCGGATCGTAACCCCACACCGCGCGCGGCCCGACGTTGTCCTTGATCCAGTCTTTGTCATCGTCGGTCAGAGCCACAAGATCCTCCAAGTGGTAGTCAGCGCTACTCAGTTCATCCGAGGCCTGATTGTATGCGCCGGACATGTGCATGTGCTTGTCGTGCGGGTTGGAGCCGGTATAGGCCTCCTGTGCCCATCCATTGCTCGCACGCCAGATTCGCCGGTTGAAGATGATGTACCGAATGAAGGCCAGTCTGCCCGCGCGCGCGAGGCGTAGCAAGTGCTGGACGATGTCCTCCATCGACACATTCGGATCTCCGGTGTCGGCATCCGTGTCCATGGCGCGTACTTCATCCTTGCTATCACCGTCCTTGTATTCCGCATTGGCGGTCAAGTCCGGATTGTGGCCGCTCGACTCACCCTGATGGGCAGTGTCCCCAATCGTCCCGTCCGAGGTCTTATCCCGGTTCGGGAAGTTGGCGTTCATCTGCGTACGCCACGCCTGCAACTGCTTTGTCAACACCCACGCCATGCCGCGCCCCTAACAGACTTGTCCGGTCGCCATCGCCATACCCGTCACTCCCGGCCCAATGTTCAGTACAAGGTCAACGGGATTGGCTCCCGTCTGGACCTGTATATCACCGGTGTTCATTGAGGCGGTAACCGCGAGCCCTACGAGGGACGTGACGGCTACGGCGGGCGCGGCCAGGGCCAAGCCCACCACGGTCTCTCCAGTGCGCCACGTGCCCCCTGAGCCGTTCACCGTGACGCTCGGATACTGAGCGGCGGCACTTCCGCCGATGGCCACAGACAGGGTGGCGCACATGCCGACCGATCCACGCCAGATCGACTTAGCTGGGATGGTGAGCAGGATTCCGCCGTTTGCATTCGCCATGTTCGCCATTGCTATCTCTCCTGCCACACGAGGGAAATCGACCACGTCTGATTGATGTTCCCTGCCGCCGTGGACATGCACATGCCCTCTCCTGGCCGATACGTCATCAGAGGTACGGGCAGTACGGAGTAGGAGGCTGCGTTCAGTCCCTCTTTCGTGGAGACGATGGGAGTGTGCGCTCCGTGCGCAAGCGCGGATGTGGTGACGGTGGGATTGCCGATGCGTACCTCGAGCGCGGGATCAACATAGCTCGTCTTGAAACGGGATATGGTGCTCGCCGCGATGAGCGTCCCTGAACTGGCTGCTGTGATTCGCTTGCGCAGCATCGAGCTTTGCGCAACGGTTACGCCGATGCCGTAGATCTCGACATCTATCTGTGTGATGGTAATCGTCTTGCCGCTATTGGCAGGATTGAACATCGAGATAAACGTGTTGGCCAAGACCACGCCTGGCGCATCGCTGAGGACGTAGAGATAGGTGGGCGGGGTGGTGACGCTCACGCTGTCTCACCCGCTTTCCCATGGGAAGGTTAGGAACGGAGGTGGAACGGATATTACTTGTCTTTGCCGATATTCGTTGCTGGCTTGCTGGAAGCCCGATCCTTGTTGACCGGGATCACGATAGGTGCGTTGCCGTGCGTTTCGACATTCGCGCCTTGATCCGCGAATGCATTGATGGGCATGGACACGCGTACTTCCTCGCGGACGTCCTTGTACTTCGGCCCGTCATAGGTGTCTATTTCGATGTCGGCATCGGCGGAGAACGTCAGCGAGCCATCGTCCTCGACAGTCAGCTCAGCATCCAGCCGTTTGTTCTTGACGCGGGCACGCGCGCGAGGCTTGGCTTCGGGCATGTCCGTCCAGAAATCTGCAACCACCGTGTACTTGGCCAGCATTACGGAAGATCCGAACGCTTGACGTATGCCGCGTTCATCTGATCATCCGTCAGTTTGCCCGGATAGACAGAAGTCCACGTAACCCAGTCGCCCGTTTCCACGATGAGCGAAGACAATCCCCCGTCGGGGTAATATTCCATAACGAGCGTACCGCCGGACTCTGATGCGATCGAAACGCTGTATTCGCTGACTGCCTGTGCGGGTATCTGTGCCAGAATGGCAGTGCCGTTCGAGCCGGTGTACTGAACTCCGTTGACGAACGGAATCAATTGCTCAGCCATTGCCTGTTCCTTTCGCTACAGCGAGTATCCGAGAAGGATACATGAGAAGTGCGACGTGAATCTTGCCGACACGTTTGAATTAGTCGCTCCGGTCGAATCCTGCAAGCCCATCAGTTCGGTGTAATCGGTTGAGCCGTTCATGTCAAAAATGGCTTGCGCGTATTGCGATTGGGCAATCGTGCCAAACGTATCTCGGTTACCCGTTGGAGTAGTTGTAGCAGCATTCTTTCGGATCGAACAATCAATGCTAGTTCCCGTTGCCGCGCCCGAGTAGTACGAACCAAAAAACAGATACGTACCGGGGATGTTCGGTGTGATCCGTGACGTGTTCGTGGTCGGATCATGGAAGCCGTAGACATCGATGTCTTCGGCGCCCGTGAACGTCAAGGCTGTGATGGTGTTGTCCGGGATCGATTGGGCCGCAGTCTGTACAAGCCTGACGAGAGCGGGATTCAGGGCGTACTTGATCAGGTCATTGATGGTGGATGCGAGGATGCGATCCCCCGTGGCGACGCTCGTGTATGCCATTACAGCCCGTACCTTCCCGCTTGCTCTTCAGTCAATGTGATCGTACTACCGGAGGGCAGCGCCTTGGAGAATCCACCTATGCCACGCGTGACCGTTGCTGTCTGCACGTACGGTCCTGATCCGCTTGATGCGCCCATGCTGTCGACTTGGATGGTCTCACCGGAAATGACCACCTCGTAAGGCTCCGACGTCGTTGACCAGATGTCACCGATATTGGTGGTCGAGAACACGATGGACGTGTCGTTGTCGTCATAGCTCGTGTTCGTGGTAGTCGAGCCCGATTCGTAGCGGCCGGTATCGTACAGGGCCACAACGTACGGACCGTACGGGGATGTGTTCCACGTGATCCGCCACGTGCGGTTACCCAGCACTTCCGATTGCAGGCCTTGCATCATCAGGCGGATGTCGTCGGTCGGAAGATGTGACGGCGGGTTGATGATGGTGAAGTAGTGCCCGACGTCCAGCGCGGCCAGGATATGGCCCTTGCGCACCTTGGCCGCTGTGCCCGTGTAGTTCGTGCGCGCGAGTTCCACCATGACCTGAGTCCAGCGTTCCTCATCCCACGTCCCGAGGAACGCATCCCAGCCCGCTAGGTCGTCAAGGCGGGCATTGAGGTATGGGTTGCGGTTGATGCTGGCTGGGATGACTCCGGCGCTATCGGAGCCTTTCGGGCCGTCCGTGTGCTGATGGAATCCTGTCGAGCCGTCCGCCCGGTTGGCGGTCACCGTGTTGCGCAGTAGCCCGTCATCGGGTACAGGGCGCGGGACGGTAGGGCCTAGTTCCTGTAGCGAGTAGTCGATCGATGGTCCGGTCTGATTGATCAATGACCGGTAGGTGCGCATGACCATTGCGCCGGTATCACGGTCTGGGTAGTACTGCCCCTGTTCCGTGTCGACGCATTCCATGAGAATGTTCAGCGGTGTGTCTCGAGGCTGCCAACTCATTTGCTCGCTGCTGTCGTCGGTGCCGACGACACGCGTGTCAATGCCGTTGTTAAGTCCGATCCTCAGCCAGCGTGCGGCGGCAGTTTCGCCAGCAAAGGCGTTCGCAGCCTGAAGGTAGTCGATCGTATTGTTATCGAGGAAGATCTGTCCGGTCACGAAATGCGTGTACTGCGTACCGATATTGTTCGTTGCGCCCACGGCGTTCCACGCCCTGAATCGGCCAGCGGTGCCAGCGAACGTCAGCGTGGTAATACCGATCAAGAAATTGTCCGGGGGGTGATACCAACCCAAGTCGAGATCGACGTTTCCGCCCGACTGCGTCAGTTGAATGCGGAAGAAATTCCAATCAGTCGGCGCACTTCCGTTGCCGGTGTGCGAGCTTGCGGAACTCGTGATCAGCGTGCCATTGTTGTCGTATGCCGCAATGTCGTATGTGGTCGCGGTAACGGAAAAGTTGATTCGCTGTATCGTTCCACCGGTCAAGTTCAGATTGAACATGGTCACGCTGGAACCGGGGATGCTGGCCATCTTCATAGTCCAGTTCGCATACGCGAAACCGGTGTTGGCGACCGACGTATCCGGTGTCATCTTGATGACCGTGCTCGTGCTGTTGACGGTTGCACTGCCTGCCGTCGCCGGAAGGTCGGACGGCGCACCGAATTGCACGTCTACGAACTGACCGCGTACGCCGTTCGTGTGCTTGTTTTCCATGGTTGTCGCAGCAGTGCCGTCCTCGCACGTCCACAGACCTGTGTTGCTGATGGACGTAAAGAAGTCGGTGAGCGGCGAGACAACGGGCGTAGAGCCCTTGCCTAGTCTGCGCGTGACATCAGCAGCCTGCACGCGGTCCATGACGTCATTGCCACTCACATCCCACTCAATGGGGGAAGCGGCTAGCTCGCCACAAAAGCGCCGGTTGTCGGGAGTGATCTCGCACGTGCCCTCGACAGTCCACGTGTTCGGCGTGCCCAGTCCATCGCTGAACGATGTGGTACCGCGAGCCTGATTGTAGATGTCGGCTTCCGCAACCAGCGTCGGCGAAGCGATTCCCTGGTACAGCTCAAACGCATAGATGCGTCCGCGCATACCGGTGTAATCCGCAATCCCTAGATTGTCGCCATTGTTGTGACGTCCCAGTTCTAGGTTAGCCGTACTGGAGAACAGAGACGTTGTTCCCGCTATCGTGCTCGTAGTGCCCAACTGTGTCCATGTGCCAGCAATGGTGTCGGAAGTGTAGAACTTGGTGACACGGTTTCCTGATCCATCGTTTCCGTCCCACGTAACACGTACCGCTTGCGGACCGTACAACTGCGGCAGTACAACCGTGCTGGTTGTTCCGACCAACGCCGAGCCATCGGAGGATCGAACGAATTGGAGCTTACCCGCCTTGGTGATGGTGAACAGCCAGGAGGCTTGCCCGCCGTCCGCGCGTTTAGCGGCCAGGATATGCCCGTCAACACCATCGAGACTGCGGGCAAGTTCGAATTCGACACGGATATCAATCTCATCCGTGATATCAAGGACGGCTTTGTCCGTCGTCTTGACTTCACAACCATCCGATTCATCGAAGATGGCGAAGCTGCGATCCTCGGTGACACTGAAACGAATGGGAATGTAGGGGGGCAGCAATCCGTAATACGGGCTGAGCGGATTGCGGTTGTTGTACTTTCCCGTACGGTCGTTCAGCGTGAAGTCACACGTGCACGGACTGGGTCGCCCCTGCTCGTTTGCTCGCCCTCTGGCCGATATCACCACCTCGTTCTCAAGGCGAACATCTGACGTGACATTCACCCATGCGCCGTCGATGAACATTTCGCCACGGATCGGCAGGGGGTTGCTCCCCGGAAAGCCGAGCAATGTCATGCCGTCACTCCCGGTGATCCGAGGAAGCGCTGTACGCTCCCCTGCCCGTTGCGGTCGACCTCGTAGCGCAATCCCTCGATGATGACCGACATGAGGTCACGGGACGCTCCGGGCGCGGCACGCAGTAGCCACGTCCCGCCGCCCCCACCGCCCATGTCGGATGCCATACGCTGGGAGTCCCCGTTGCTGTGCACCGTGCTCCCGGTCGGCAGGGAGACGAGTTCAGGCCCTTGCTCGCCCACCCACGTCATGCCCCCCGTGACCATGCCGCTAGCCGCACCCTTGATGCCGCCGTGCGCGTACCCCATCGACTTCATGAGCGCGGCCACGTCAGCCGCAGCCTTGAAAGCGGCAAGCCCATACGTGGAGATAGTCACATTGATGTGCTTGTCCGTGATCTTCTTTAGCTCTTCATTCACGCTCTTGCGAAAGTGATTGAATTTCTCTTGAGCAGTTCGAAGCCTCGGGCCGATTCCGGGAATCCATGACAGCGCATCAGAGGCCGCCGCAAGGATCTTCCCGAATACGTCCAGCGCAACGCCAAGTAGGCTGAGCACTCCAGCTTTCATGACGTCGATACCGGTACTCCACGCATGGCGCAGATCGTTGAACAGCTTGATGCTATTCGTGACAAGATTGTGTATCTTGCTGTAGGCGCTAGCCAGTACGTCTACCAATTGCGCGACGAATACGATCAGCTTTTCGACAAGCGTCAACAGGTCTCCGAATAGGAGATTGGCGTCTTCCGAATGTCTGCTCAGGATTCCGAAGAACTTCCCGATAGCGTCGCCGATGGCGGGCATGTGCTTGGCGAGGGTTTCGAACAACGGCGCGGCGGCTTCCGCAGCTTTCAGGATTCCGGGCGTGGCGTTCTGAAGTAACGACACCAATCCCGTACCCAGTTCACCCAAGATTGGCGCGAACACATCTGCGAGATGCTTGAAGTCTGGAGTCAGGCTGATGATGAACTTGTCAAGCTTCTCGAGTGTTTCGGCCAGAGGGACCCTGAACGGCTTGCCGAACTCCGTAAACAGCTTGCTGACGTTCGTCTTCAGCTCAGTACCCGCCGCAGCGATGCGAGGATCTTTGAATGCCGCAACGACTCCAGCGGCCAGCACACCGCCGCCCAATCCCAGGAGAACGGCGCTCGTGATGGCCGCACCGATGACGGGCGCAAGCGCGGCCACGAGTGCCGTACCCGCGAGGGCCTTGACGAGAAGGCTGATCAGGTCGCCCGAGAAGAATGAGGAGAGGCTACCGCCTACGCCGTCACCGACCTTGTCACCGATCAACTCTCCGGCATGCTCAGCCTTGCTGCGGATCGAGCCATCCGTGTCCACATCCACAGACGTCTTGATCTTGTCTTTGATCTTCGTGTGGATAGTGCGCGAAATGTCGTCACCGATGCGCTCGCCCGCGTGCGCGGAATCCCCACTGGACTCGTCACCCACCGTGCGGATACTCGTCTTGATGCGGCGCGTAATGTGGTCGGTAATCCGCTCACTCATGGTTTCGCCCGCACGGTCGCCCGCACTCTGGCCGACCTCATCGCCGATGGTCTCGCCAGCCGTGCGGTAGAGCGCGATACCACCACCGCTAGTGAATCCTCGAGAGACTACCTCGGGTAGATGCTCGGTGAGGTGGTCGGAGATCTGACGCGTGATCTCACCGGCGGACGAGTTGCCCAGCCGGATACCGATTTCCTTGCCGCTCTTCTGTAGCGGCGTAGTCAGGTTGCGTCCGAGATCGTTCATCCGTTCGGAGAACTTCTGCTGATAGACGGTGGCAGACTCGTCCGCGAATTTCGTGATATCCGCGCGTGCGGCTTGGAATCCCTTGTTGACTTCATTACGGGAGGTAACCTTGATGACTACTTCATTCGCCACTGTTCATCGCCTCCCGTTCCTCATCCACCATCTTGACCAGCCGAAGGAATTCGGCATCTTCTCGCATCAGTGACGAATACGTGTACCCGCCGAATCGCTCCAACAGGTTCACCATCATCTCTGCGTTACCCAGCTCTACAGGCTTGAGGACAGGGTTTCCATCGGAATCGATCCCTCCGGGAATTGCTCGCCATCGGGCGAGCTCTTCTCTAAAGGGGCGGACGTTCCCATCACTGCGCCAACCCACGCCAACACGACGTCCAGCGCAAAGTCAATGTCCTGACTCTTGAGTCCGGCCAGGGACAATTCAACCGGCACGCCGTCCTCATCCTCAAGGTTCCATTCGGTCAGCTTCGACGCGAACAATTCAAAGAGGGCGTCAACCTCTTTGATGTCTCCCTGGCCGAACTTCGCGCCCGTGCCGAACCGCGCGAGGTTCATGAGGGATATGAGCTGTTCAACGCTCGCGCCTTTCGCGCGAACCTCAAGCCCCTCATATTCCTCATCCTCGAATCGCAGGACGTACACCTTTGTCTTGCGCTTGTAACCCATTCTCTCGCCCCTTGCCTTACTATTGGTAGATCAGGCCCAAGTCGGGACGGTGCCGTCTGCGAGCACACCCGGTGCGGTCCACGTCAGAGATGCATCCTGGCCGCGCGTGGTCGCGTAGTCCGAGTACAGCAGCTCTCCGGCCAAGACCTGGGACGAAATCGTCAGGGCGGTAGTCCGGTTCACGCTCGTGCTCGGAACGGTGCGGAAGACCGCGTGTGACAGGTTGCTGGCGTTGTTGTGCACGCCATTCAGCGTCACGGACATGTCGGCCAGGAGGAGCAGCCGTTCCATGGCGCTCTTGTCCACACCGGTCACGTCCTGCACGCCGCGCGGCGTGGAGTATGCGAGGTTGGTAATGTCGTTGCTGATGGTTCGCGGTGTGCCGGACGAGTCGTCCACAGCAACCGCGAAACCCATGCCGCCCTGTTTGGCCATGCCTTACTCCTTTTCTGCCTGGTCGAACCATGAGGCTCGATGCCCCGGACCAAATTCGAGAATTAGGCGAGAAGTGCCAGTGAACTCGTTGACACCGTTGACGTTCTGAACGTCGTGTGAGATCGAGACGTTGTCAACGTCATCCGATTCGAACACAAGTTCTTGCCCATAAATCGGTATACGTATCTCCATTCCTCGCCCCTAGCCTTTCTCTTTCGCGTCAGCGATGTTCTGCTGATGCTCGCCGAAATCGTCGATCCAGTCTTGCGCCTTGGCATGTTGCATGCGCCGACCGGTCGGATTGCCGCGCCAGTCACCATCGCGCACAACGAAAATCGGATCACGCTCTAATGGCACCTGATGATCGGCGAAGCATTGCTGGCCGCTCGGGAACATGAACTCACGCACGGGCGAACCAATCGCGGTCACATCCTGAAACGTGCGTCCGGAGTGGTCGCGGATATATTTGGCTTGCCTCTGGCCGAGTTCGGTCGTGACGTCGATCTTCGTTACCCAGCCATTCGCGTACGCCTCGCAGTCCACTTCCTGGCACGTGGCCTTGCGGTAGTGTGTCTGCTTCGGCAGAGACAGGGCGTACGTCTTGAACGCTGTGACGGGTGCGTTCGTGGGAACGCGGAATAGTTCGCGCATCACGACTGCGCCGTCAGGTAGCGCACGAAGTTCACAACAAAGGTTGCTTGCGAGAACGTGCCGGTGAAGTACATCTTCGTATACCGCTTGATCGACGTTGTGACGGTGCTTGTTGTGAGTCTCTGCTTTCCCACGGCAGAGAAACCCGCCTCGAGGGAGCCGCCGTCAAGGGTGGCGAACGGGTCGCCGCCACCGTCGTCGGTACTGTGATTCCACCCGATGAAGATGTCGGTGCCGGTGAAACTCGTCAGGTGTACGTACACGCTGGCACCGAATGCCGTGGCCGCGCCGTTGTCGATGGAAGCGTTACTCCCTGCTACGGTCGCAGATTGGGAACCGGCCGTGGCCTGAATTCCCCACTCCAGCCCGAAGCCGTTTCCCTGCACATCCACAGCGTGCGTGTAGGAGGCATCCTGGCCGCGCGTACCGTCGTAATTGATTTGCTTGCTGACGATGGACGCAGCGGGATTGCCCACGGCCGTGCCGATCAAATACGTGCAGATACGATCTGCTGTGGGACGTGTCTTCAGGATGGCGTGCGAGCCTTCGGCCCCGGCCGTAGTGCTCGGGTTGAACCATGCGACGAATCCCAGTCCGCCGTCACGCAGTAGTCCGATCCGCGACTCTGCCGACTGGGTAATGTCGGTGACGATGCCAGGCGCGGGGCCGCCGTGCACATTGCTCAGGGACCCGATATCTCCCGACAGATTGAACTCATCGACGTAAAACCGGTCGCCCATGCCACCTTGCTTGGCCATTAGGCCACCTCCGAATACACGTCGTTGAGAATGACGGGAACGAAGATTTCCATCACCCGAAACTTCTTATTGTCTTGATCGGCGAATCCGGCCGTTGCGCGCAGCTGCTCGCCATCACTGCCGAACACGTCGATGTAGCGAACGCCGTTAACGTCGATGTCGAAGTTACCTGCAAGCGCGGAAAAGATCGCATCGGTAGCACCGATAATGCGAGGATCGATTGCGTCTTGCGGTTCTTGCAGCATGTTCGCATATACACGCATGGTGAATTCAATGCGCATACTCACGCTCGCGAGACCGCTCGACTGAAGGGCTCGCAGGTCCGACACCCATACCGCACAGGACACACCGGTCAGAGTCGGCGCAGCTTTGGGCTCGTGACCGGTCACCACATCGAACTGACCCGATGACGCGGCCAGGGAGGTAAGGGCGTTGAACAAAGCTACGGAGTCGATGGCCATCAGTTCATCCGTCCCATGAATCGCGCGACCACGCCGTCACCGATAATCGCGGCACGCGCGTTCATTCGCTGCGTCACGCGCCGGAAGATCATGTATCCCTTGAATCGCGTGGTCCGGTTGCGCGAACCTGTTCCCTCGAGCCACGGTCCATAGACGATGCCCTGATCCCAGATCTTCCATCCGGGCGGATCTACCTTTGCCTGCACATGCACGCGGTAGAACGGCGTCTGCTTTTTGAAGGTGACGTTCTCGATGGCACGTACTTCAGCCGCGCCGAGCGTCGACACGACGCGCGCTATGTCATCCGACGCATCCTGTGCAGCCTTGTCCGCGCGACCGTCGAAGAACGGTCCGGAGGTGTGCACCGTGACGTCAAACATTGCGATGCCCGATGCGGCCCTTGCGCCCGTACACCGCGTACGCATCGGCGAAGACGTCCGCGATGCCGCGTCCCGATGCCTGGCGCTCGCTCTCGCCAGAGCCGATCGTACGGGCGTAGCCTGATGCGCCCTGCTCCACGTAGTTAATGGCGAGCGCCAACGCCGTCTCGCCAATCAGGGAGGGCGGAGCATTGCGCGTGAGGTCTGCTCCGGCCGTGTGTGCCGCCGCTGTCGTGCCCGCCACTGCCCGCCGCACGGTGCACAGACGGGGCACGTACACGATGTCGGTGTTCGCGTGAGTGGCGAGGGTCGAGGCGTTGGCGGCACGCTTGACAGTGAGGTTGTTGCCGCTGATCGATTCGACGAACATCCGCTCAGCGCCGATGAGAACGACTTCACCCGTGCTTACCAGCGTCCCGCTCGACACGGGAATGGTGGTCGTTGACATGCTGGCCGCGACTGATCCGGTCACCGTGGCGGTCGAGTCGATGAACTCTTTCTCCGTCACGAGCATGCGCTCTGAGTCGGCCAGAAGGGCATCGCCCACGCCGACTAGCGCAGAGTTCGTCACCGTGAGTTGCGTGACGGATGAGTTGATGGTGGCTACGAGATCTCCGGCGGCATCACTGCCGTTCGATCCGCCGAACTGACCGGTGAGCACGATGCCGCGCTGAATCGATGACCACGCTGCGCTGCTTTCGCGGATCAGGCGAATCGCAGTGTACGCGCCGCTTTCCTGCTGATAGTCCAAGTAGTAGTCAACGTTCTCGACAAAAGTCGATCCGTCAACTACTATGGAAGTCAGCGCCAGGATCTCGTAATCCGCGTGGTCGAGCCACAACGTGCTACCGGCGACCCATCGCACGTCCGGGTAGCGGACGGCAAGTTGTGGCCAGAAACGGCGGTGCAAGCGGCCAGAGATATCACGGGACGCGGCACGAACGCAGTCGTCAATGCGCCTGTTGTTGCGCACCGAGTCAGCCTGTTCAACGGTCTGCTGAACACGCTCACGCGTCGTGTAACACACCTCATCGAGTGTGCTAGCCATTGCGTCCCCTCTGCCTTGCTTTCTGGCCTAGGCCCCTCGGGACCAGGTGACACCGATATTCGATTATGCCTGCAATCGTACCCTACTGACGGGGTGGCCAGAAGCAGCAATGCCCGCCGGAGGTTCGCGCTTCCTCCTCAGTGTCGAACAGCGACACGGAGGTCAACCACTGCTCACTAGCCGAACCATCGTGAATGGTCTTGACGTTGACCAGTGTGTCGTTCCATACACGCGTGATCACGGCAGGAGACAGGTCTGATCCGTTGTTGCTGACCGGATCAACCAGCGCGATCACCATGCGACAGATGGAAGGTTTCATTCATGACCTCCCGAGGATGCGCTTGTCCGGCCACGTCCACCCGTCCGATGGGCAGTGGAGCTTCCCGTTCGGGGCTTGCTGGAGGGGGGTGCCGTCATTGGGGCATTCGACTGGTTCACGGTTTCGGTCAACCGCTCGCTGCTCTCGGTTGAAGAGGAGGATTTCTCCGTACTGCTCCCACGCCATTTGAATCCCTCCCGTTCGTAGAGCTTGACCAGACGCACGTCATCGTCGGTCCCCGAGTCGGCGAGCGTGCGGGCTTTGCGTTCCTCGTAGTCGCCTTGTGTCAGCTCCATAGTGCATCCCTTCTGTGGCGAACGCGCCGCGCCCGAACCAGGCACGGCGCGTTCAACTTCGGATGTTACGCCGCGACGATGGTTGCGCCAGTCACGATCGGGACATACGTGATATACCACGTGATGCCGCCGTCCGCGCCGGTTGCGGTCACCTGTTCGATGGTGCCCGCGTCGATGGCGATGGCGTTCGCCGTTGCCATGACCGGAACCGCACCGATGCCGACGACGGGAGCCGTGGCAGCCGCGCCCGCGATGGTGATCAGGTCACCGGCGGGCGTGTCGGTCGTACCGAGGTCGGTTGCCGCGCACAGGTCCTGCGTGGTACCGGTCGTGGGGTTGGCCTGCAACTTGATGGTGTTCGCCACCGTGATTGCAGTCGTCACCTTGCCGACGATTGACGTGATGATGCAGAGGCCGGAGACCGTGAACAGGGTCTTCGTTTCCACCACAAGCGGTGTGTATGCCTTGCTGGCCGTAGTGCCGAGCACGGCCAGCGTGAGCGCGCTGGGATTTTGAATGACGGTCATCAGTCAGCCCCCGATCACGCGTTCGCAGCGGGCGGGTTGAGCAGATTGCGCAGGTTGACGGGCTTGCGCTGGTAGCGAAGCTCGTGCAGGAAGTACAGGCACGCGGCCAACTGCGCCGTGCTCGTGGTGATCGCCGCGTTCAGGCTCAGGTGCGTGTAGCCCGTGGCCATCATCGCCGCGTTGACCTCGATGACCACCAACTTCTGCTGAGTGCCGTAGGTCGCACCGACCACCGTGCACTCAGAGGCGGTAGCACCCGCAGTCTGGTCGATCTTTACCCACGTCTCGTCGTTGTCGAGCGCGGTCTCCGCCTTGATGTGGAACCGGGCGAGGTCGGTCGTACCCGCCACGCCGCCGGAAGTACCGCTGTCCAGGTCGGCGGAGGTGCCCGACGTGTACGCCGTATGCTGCTGAAGGTCAAGCACGAGATCTTCCGCGCCACCGACACCGGTGACCACCACGAACGTGATGGCGTCCGCGCCGGACATCGCGATGCGCTTGCCAGTTGCGCCGTTGCTCGTGTCGAGGTCGACCGGGACCCAGCCAACACCGATGTCAAAAAGCCTGCCGAGCGCTTCCATTGCTGTCTCTCCCCTCTCCGGGGGTGAGCCCTACTCCCGTATTTCGGGTGCGGGTTAGAGCGTTGCCACTCGACCAGTGGTCAAGTAGTAGTGCACAGTACCGGATACTCCGGCGCTGACAGTGCAGGAATTCGACAGTGCGCCATCATTGAGGCCAACCGGGACTGACGTAGTACCAGAAATCAGATTCCCGTAATGCGCTGATGCCGACAGGATTACGCGCCCGGATTCACATTCAATGACCTCCGGATCACTTCCGTTCAGCATCACCGTTCCCGCTTCGACCTCAACGTCAACAACAATGTCACACATGCACGTTTCTCCCTTTTGTTCCGAGGCTCGCATCGGCCAGAGGTGGGGGCGAGAGAATCACCTCTGGCCGATGCGAGGGTATTAGTCCAGCGAACGCGTCTCGAGTTGAACGAACGCGCTCAGCGTCGGGCCGTTGTTCTCCGGGGTGAGCGGAGACAGGAGACCGGGCTGACCGTCCAGCCGTTCGATGATCCGGAAGTCGGTCTTGTCGGAGGTGAACGCGCTGTGCTCGGAGGTGTCCAGCGTCATCGTCATGGTGTCGCCGATGACGTACTTCGACCAGTCGACCAGCGAAATGTCACCCTGCGTACCGAGCACGGCCGGAGCCTTGCGAGTCCAGCGGATCGGGATGCCCAGGAGGGACATGGGCAGACGCTGCGGTCCGGCACCCTCGCCGAGCATGACCGCACTGCCACCCGTGCCCACGGGCAGGGCCATCGAGAAGATCTCCGGGATGGCGTCGGGGGTGATGTCCCACTCGGCGTTGCCGTACGACTCGGGCAGCAGCCGGGCGAACATCGCGAGGACGTTGTTCCACGTGATGGTTGGCGTGCTCTGGCCGGATTCGTCACCGACCACGATGAGCGCCGGGTTGTCGGCGTGCAGGCCACCGAGCGGCTTGTTGACGCCGTTGCCCTTGATGAACCCGAGGTCTTCGAAGTGCATGACGGCCAGCGGCATTGCCTGCCGCACCCACGCCTCAAGGGCGGTGGCGTCGCGCACGAGTTCGTTCGGGATCCGAGCCAGGCCGCCCAGCTTGTGGGCAACCAGCGCGAGCGCAGCGAACGTGCCGGAGGTCGGAGTGAACTCCTCCCCCTCGTCCAGCCATGACATGACGATGCCACCGAAGACCTCGCCCACCTCAGTGGTGAAGTCGAGCACGGGCCACCGCAGCTTGCTCGTGCTCATCGGCACGACCATGGCCTGCGAACGGACGATACTGGCCTCGAGAGTCAGTGCCAGGATCTCCGCCCGAGTCTCCTCGGGGACGAGGTAGCCGCCCTCGCTCGGGATGCGCTCCGAGTAGGCAGCGGTGAATTCCTGGTACGCGGCAAGCCGCGCGTGCTGCTCCTTGGTGAGCTTCTTCTGCGGGGTGAGGATGTCGGACAACATCTGCCCGCCCGTGGCCCACGTCTTGTTCAGTGCGCCGGGAGCGCCAGCGTTGTACGTGCCGCCCTTTGCGCCAGCGAGCGCGATGCGCTCCGAGTCCGGGCGCACGCCGTTGCGCTTCGCGAGGTCGATGACGGACGCTGTGATCTGCTCTGTCAACTCCGACTTCAGGTCGGTCATCGCCTTGTCGCGGGAACCGATGTAGCCGTTGAGCTTTTCGCGGAAGTCGCCGGACTTCAGGTTTTCGGCGAAGACCTCGGGAGAGGTCATGGTCGTGTTGAGGTATTCCTCCCACTGAATCTGATTGGTGGGTACCGCCTTGACGGGTGCGGTCATGCGAACAATCCTTTCAATGCGGTATGGATACCCTCAACGTCGACTGACGTTACGGGAGTGGGTTCGGGTTCGATGGACGGAATCGGCCAGGAGGGCAAACGGCCGGACGTGAACAACGAGTGCAGCGCGGTGAGGACGTCGGGTGCGGCGGCGTTCGATGGCGTGACCTTGTTGGCCGAACCGCCGATGCGTGTCACGAGCTTGGCGTCAAGCGCTGTCTGCGCCGTGTACCACGTATCACCGGAGTTCAGCAGGGCCAGCCATTCGGCCGTGTCGCCACCGACGCGCGAGGCATAGATGCCCGCCATGGTTTCGGTCAGCATGTCGAGCACGTCGGCCTGCGCGCGCATGTCCTTGGCAGTGCCGTACACCCCGCCGGATCCGGCGTGCACCATCACGGTCGCCGCCGGTTCCATGACGACTTCCTCACCGGCGAGCATGATGACGGACGCGGCGGACGCGGCAACGCCGTCGACGTACGAACGGACCGTTCCGCCCGCGTAGTTATCCAGCGCGGCGTAGATGGCAGCGCCTTCGAAGATCGCACCGCCGCCGGAGTTGATGTGCACGTCAACGTCACCGGTCACGCCAGTCAGCGCATCGACCACATCCATTGCTGTGATGCCGTCATATCCGCCGATGTAGTCATAGATGTAGAGCTGATTCGCTTTGGCTCCGGCACCGGACGCTGAGGCGAGAGTTTCGTGTTCGAACCGAAGCTTCTCGGTGGGGCCGACCGCGTTGGTGAACGTCTTGGCGGAGAAGAGGGCAGAAACCTTCCGCATGCTCTCGATCGCCGCGACCTGTTCGGGTGTCATTGCATTCCCTCCACGTCGCTTGGCGACTTTTCCACGGCAGTGATTTCCGAATTCCTCGCCGACACAGTTGACGAATCCCTTACCGCCGGGATAGTCAGCATACGCATCTTCACGATTCTTGTAGAGCTTACCGTCGTTGTCGAGGCAAGGTTGACAGGTGTTGTCATCGATATGTTCGACAGCAACCCATCGATTTGCGAGAACCGGATGCGGATCGATTCGCCCCACATCATGCCCCGATCGCAGCGGGAACGGGCGTTGCTGTGATCACGGGGCGTGGCGGCGGCTCCGGCAGACCAGCCACCTGAGCGGCGTAGACCGGATCCTCCCCGGCGTTCACCAACAGCGCGTACACCTGAGCCTCAGCGAGCTTGTCGGCGCGTGCGGCCTCGCGGTCGAACGGCACAGGGTTGCTGTAGACGAACGACAGGTCAGGCGTCCACATCCCACCGAACTGAGGACCAAAGTCGTTGTTGAGCATGCCCTTCCACCGGTCGAGACGCGGCACGGTCAGCGTCTCCCCGAACCATGCCTTGCTCGCCTCAGCGGTGGCGCGGTTGACATCCTCGACTACACCGACCGCGAACTTGCTCATGCCGAATGCGAGTAGCACGGTGTCACGGTTCAGGTTCGCGGTCTCCACGAATTGCATGTCAGCAACGGACATGGGCTTGACGTCAAGCCAGTCGCCATCTTCGAGGAAGGCAGTGCGGTTGGCGTTGCGCACGCCCTGATGCCCGAGGTTGAATCGCTCCACAAGCTGATTGAATTCGGGATCGGACATCTGCCGTGACAACTTGATGATGCCGCCGGGACGTGCGCCATTCTGAAAGAATGCCGCGTTCCATTCCGCAGAATAGTTACCCGCGTCAATGTTACTCAGAATGGTCTGAACGGGACCCATTCCCCGATAGGGATTCTTCGGGTTGGGCATCCGAATGGAGAGGACGTCCTCTTTCCGAATGGGCATTTCCTGGCCGTTCGGATCGACGTAGATGTATCCCACGAGGAAATCCGTACGATCGGTGACGACAATCATCCGGTCGGGGCGCGCCACCCACAACTCGTATGGCACCGACCCCAACCGGGAGACGACAGTCCAGCCTTCACCGGTCAGATCAACGTGCTGCTGACCCGATTCGAAGTACTCCTGAGTCGTGTAGTAGTCGTTCGGCTTGCCCAGCACCGACAGCGCGGGATGCTTCGGCACGTCCACAACGCCCGGCATCTCGCACTTCCCGCGCGCATCCTCGTACGTGCACACCGCGCCGGGAGACCTGCGGTGCAGGTGCCAGCACTCTTTAGCCACGGCCGTGCTCGTACGGTTGACGATGGAGAACAGGGTCGCGTTCGCGCCCATCGCGTCCATCTGCGCGACCTGGTTGCCACGGTCGGGACGACCGGTACCCCATCGTCCCTGCATGCCAGCAGACACGTAGGGGATGGGGGTGCTGTTGACAAAACTTGACAGCAGCGTTCGCCCGAGTGACCTCATCGGCGTTCGCGCTTCGGCGACTCACCCGAGAGCATTTCGAGGATCAGCAAGGACACCCCGATGGCGGCATACCCCCACAGGTGGGAATAACCCCACACCGCATAGCTGAGGAAACCGAACGCCGTGACCTGCATGACGGTCGTGCGTACCTTCGGCCAGGAAGGCAGCACCGAGGCGAAGAATCGGACGAGCACGAGGAGGATCGGTGTTCGTGCTGGCCGCGTACGGCGCGCGGTGCGACCCCCTGCCCACGCTTCCGTAATGCTCGTCATGGCGCGAGCATACAGCAGAAACGCCCAGCACCGCAGTGCTGGGCGTTTCGCCGTCCCCCGCGTGGGATCCGCACGGTTGAGCTGAACAGTCGGGAGGAGTCTAGCTCACTACTTCCCTCTGTGCCGACCGGGCTTGGCCGCATGCTTGCCCGGTTTGATGATCGGTCCGACAGCCTTGCCTTTCGGCTGAATCATCCGGCTGCTGGCGTAGGTGGCGGATCCGGCCGTGCCCGTGACCTTGGTCGGCTTGTTCTTTCCCATGTGCCTTACCTCTCATCATCCACGATGCAGACTTCCACCAATTCGTTGACGATGTCCTGTAGCTCTCGCTCCTGTTCCTTCTCGGACATTTCTCGCCACTCGCCCCACGTGTAGCCGAGCTCACCCTTTCCGTACATCGAAATGTTCTTGTTACTCGCGTAGCGGTAGACGACCGGATCACTATCCGCGTGTGCCATTACCTTCCTTCCTGAATCAATAGGATTCCGAATACAAAGAGCGACGCGGCCAGGAGCATAGTCCCCGCGCACTCGATGACCTGAGTCGATCCGTGCGGAATACCCGCGTAGATCCATCCGACAACCGCAGACAGCGGCCCGAATATCACCAACGCAATACCCAGCGCGCGCATCAGTAGATCATGCTTTCCGGGACGGCGTGATGGTCGACGGTCAGTGACCGATCGATGTGATACCAGCCGGACCAAAAATGCATCTCGGCGCGCGCCTGATCCCGTGTCAGGTATTCGCAGGGCTCGCCGCATTCGTGCAGACTATCCACGCCAACGTATGGCACCTTCGCCACGCACTTCTGCGTTCCACTCTCCGCCATGTCAGGCCCTTCCGTGCTTCTCGATGAACTTGTGAGCGTACATTTCGGCTTCGGCAAAGGTGGCCTCTACGCGAAGAACCTCACCATTCGGATGCTGCACATACCAGTCACAACGCGAGAACTTCGAAGCGCCGTAGTTTGCGCGAACGATCTCGAATCCGGTTGCCTTGTCCAGATAGTGACCAGCCTTGACGCGCCGAAACTTGATCGGTTCCTGGCTGGCCGTTCCGCTCTCCGTCATGTCAACTACACTACGGCATCGAGCCTAGCGTGTCAACTAGGCGAAGCGAACGCGCGTCACGCCGTGCAGGTCGAGGTCGGCGACCACGTACCGCGCCGCGTCCATCGAGTCATCCTCGTCCTTGTGAGGCACTTCCTTGCTGGGCTTACCGTCCGCCGTCATTTCCCACACGTAGCCCTCGATCTCCTGTGCGAAGCCGATCGGCTTGCCAGCCTCGACCATCGACTCATCGCGAGAGACCAGCGAATCGCGGCACACGTACAGCCGTGGCTTCCCGTCCGGCTGCACCCGTAGCCGCGCCGCCACGGCCTGCAAACCATCGCTGACGGTCTTCTGGGCGGGCACAGTGCCCATGCCTAGGTGGCGCTCGAGCGTGGCCCGGTCTTCAGCATCGTGGTCACAGACGATGGCACGCGGCTTCGGATACTTCCACGTCACCCCGTCCGCTTTCGTGACCACCTTCAGGATCTCTTTCGCGTGATCCTCGACCAGCGTCTTGGTGCGGTAGATCTCCTTCTCGAGCCACAACCGGCCGTCCGGATCGATGGCCCACATCTGCCACACGAACGGGTGCGTATAGCCAAAGTCGACACCCCATATACGCGTCCACTCGTGGGGCAACACCTTGCGGTCAGAGAGGTGCACCTCTGGCCGCCAGTCCTCGTAGATCATGCCCTCTGCTGCGGCCCAGCGCCCGTATCGCAGACGTTCCTTACGCACCCCGGTAAGGGCGTCCAGCTTCTCGATGTACGCCTTACCGCGCGCTGTGAGCCTGCCGCTCGGATCGAACAGGACGGGGTTGTCCTCATGCCGTGAATACAGCATGGTCGTCTTACCGTCATCGCACCGTTTCTTCAGCCAGTGCGAAGGCTGCTGCGGATTGCAGTCGGCAAGCAATTGCTGTGTCGGAATGCGCCCGTTGCGCAATCGGGAGGTGATCATCTCCCAATCGTTGAGCGTCAGTTCTGTCGCTTCCTGCACGTAGGCGCAGTCGTATTCCGAGGACATGATTTTCATGGGCTTGTCCATACCGCCGACCGACACGGTACTGCCATTCGAGTAGCGGAATGCGGCAGGCTCGGAGCCGCTACCGCCATACCATTCGACGATGCCCGTCTCCAGCGCCTCAGGCAGTACGTGCTCGCGGAAGGTGACGAGTCCCGTGTTCGTCAGTGAGACGTGCGTCTTGCGCACCATGAGTACGCGCACGCTGTCGGTGCTCAGGCAGCGCGCGTGGATGCGCTCGAGGATCCCGCGCGACTTCCCCGTGCCCGCCGCGCCAGCCAGCAAGACTTCCGGCTCACGCCGCTTGAATAGTTCGAGCGCTGCCCCGCGTGCACGGTAACAGCGCTCGATGATCTTTCCCGCCATGCCGACTAGTCTACGGCCGATCCCCCACCATGAGCATTCCGGGCTTCGTGAGATGCGGAATCAGGACCTTCGCGTCCTTCAGTTGTGCGAGCCTGTTCGGGCGAAAGCCACTTCCGTCTCCGTCCAGCCACTCCACTCCAGAGCCAAAGCCGAAAACCCATTCCGCGTCTCGCAACGCGGCCTCACTCATCTTTGTCATACCCATAGCCTAGTTGACATCCCATCAGGATGTCAACTAGGCCAGCAAGATTGTTACGGCTTGCGCCTGCACGTTCCCAGGAACTCTGCGAACGTCCCTACGAACGCGCCGATCACGAGCCCTAGCGCAATGTGCATGATGAGCAGCGTCACGGCCGATGCCCGGTCAGTACGCCGCGTACACGGCCGTGTGGCCGCGCCCAGTACGGAGCTACGGCTTCCACCACGGTCTCTTGGGTGTGCCGCTGGTTCCGTGTGTGGTGTTCTTCGGTTTCTTCGGCTTGCGAGGTGGGATTGCCCCGCCCGCCAACGGTTTCTTCGGCACCCATCAGCCGATCCGCTTGTACGAATCGATGCTGTTGTTGAACGGCGAAGCCATCGAACCGGACGAGTTGGCGTAGATCAGGCCACGCGTACCGGCGCACCCGACACCGGTCCACACGTAGTACTGATGGTCGGTGCGGTTCCAGATGTAAGACGTCTGGCCACCGTAGCCGCCCAGCGCCAGGCACTCGCCGGGGGACGTGTCAGCGTCGTCGTGGTCGACCATCGGGTACCACGAGCCAGACGTGTCGAAGAAACAGATGGCGTCTGCCGTACACACACCTACGGCCTGCGCGGGTTGAGCGGCCAGGAGGGTCAACCCCAACGCGAGGCACAACACTCCGAAGACCGCGAGCGCCTTGTTCGTGAACCGATTGATCATCTTTCCTCCAGTGAGACAGGTCGGAAAAGAGCACGGGACCTAAGCATCCCACACCCATCGTGCACTTGTCAACTAGTCGATCGGACAGAGAACGCGCCCCGAGGGGCGCGCCTCGCGTTCCTCCTGTCGATCAGGCAACCACCACCCCGGCGTCCGTACGAACGATCAGGCCCATGTCTTCCAGCTTGCACAGGGAGTTGATGTTCATTCCTGCAACGCGGTGGTGGAAGTCTGCAATCGAGCCGACCTCAACGAGCTTCGCGAGGGTCTTGTTGTCGGTGGCGGAAAGCTTCGGGGCCTTGCTCGTCTTGTTCATACCCATAGCCTAGTTGACATGCCCGAGCATGTCAACTAGGTGGGCAGGAATTCCTCAAGATTTTCAGGCAATCAAGTCCCTGACTTCGATCCACCAATGGTGACCCTGGCCGTTCTTTTCGCGATATACCTTGGGGGCCTTGATCCACTCCAACTCCCACCAACCACGCTCGTTCATGCCTTCCATGGGCTTGACGAGTCGGGCAGTACCTACCCGGCGGTACTGAATCATCGCGCCGGGGATCAACTTCGCTGTCACGTCACACCGCCCGGTAGTACGTCTCGGTGAACTGCTGGCCGTTCAGGACACGGGAGTCGACCGTGAGCCGGTTCTCCCGAGTGACGATGCCCTTCTTGGCGAGCGCGTAGATCGCGGCGAGGTTTCCACCTGCGAAGCGGTAATCCGTCTCACTCATCTCGATCGTACCCAGGATTTCTAGAGCCTTGGCTTGAGTCTTGGGGAGTGCGCTCGTCTTGTTCATACCCATAGCCTAGTTGACACCCCCGAGGATGTCAACTAGAACGAGGAAGATTCTTCGGTTGACAACATGTCAACTAGTGTGGGATGCTTAGGTCCCGTGCCTGATTCCGGCTCAGGCGTTGAGCGGACCGTGCTCGCCCGCATAGTCACACGCGAGGCAGACTCGCACGCCGTGATCGGCCAGAGGGACCAGCCCCCGCGCGCACCACTTGCAGATCTCACGGGCCGCGCGCGCCACGCTCACGCCAGGTCCTCCGGAGCCACGCCCTCGATCGAATACTTCACGGTCGCGGTGGTTTCGGTCTTCGTGGCCGCATCGAGCCCGAGGCGCGTCGCGAGCGTGTTATCCGCCTTCAGTGCGGTGGCGAGCGCTCGATCCCGAGCGGCGTAGTCGCGCACGATCGCGCCAGTCTCGGGGTCGTACAGGATGTTGCCGTCCTTGCCCACGGCCACCGGCGCGCCAGCCATCTCGACCATCGCCACGGCCTGATCCTTGACGTACTTGATCAGCTCGATGGATTCCTGAATCAGCTCAGCACGGTCGATCGGCGGAATGGAATCGCGAACGTCTTTCTCGATCTGAGCAACACGCTGTTGCGAGATTCCGTAATGCTCGGCGCACCATGCCTGCGTCTTGCCACGCAGTGAGATCCATCGCCAGATCTCTCCGTTGCGACCTTCAAGCTTGGTTTCGTCTCCCGGACGCCCAGCCATAAGTTGATCATCCGCAACTAGAGTTGACAAGCCACGTTTTCAACGCTTTGAAAGAAAGCGCCGAGAGTGGCAATTCTGGACCCCATGTCCATACGCTCGACCACTTCCATTCGAGCTTGGAAGCGGGAGACGAGTAGACGGCGCACGCGCGGTTTCGCGTCATCGCGTGACGGCCGAAGCGAAGACCGATCGAATGCGTCATTTGGAGCGGCCTCCCTGTCGATGCGTGCGTGTTGTTGCCGCAAGCATACCCCCGGCGCACCTCCCATCCGCAACCTTCCGCCAGTGCCTGCAACTTGAGCACGGACGCGGGCCACGGGAAGTCGGGCACGACATCCGCACGGGAGCTGATCAGCGGCGCGGGGAACACCTCGATCTCAACCTCACGCGCAACGTACGTGCCCATCGGGTAGCCGACCACAGGCCTGTACGCGCCAGCCTCGCCGCCGCGTCCGGCTACCTCGAGACACGCACCGCACCGTGCCACCCGAGCGCGCTCCGGCGTGCACAGGGCATCGTTCGCACCGCACGAGGTGCACCGTGCCCACACGAGGTGGGATGCGGGCACCTCGCGCGGCTCTTCAAAGTCAAGCGTCACGGCGCTGCCTCTTCAGTTCGCTCTTCCGTGCATACACGCTCACGCCGATCCCGGATGCACGGAACGCTTCCTTGCGTTCCTTGTGCGTGCCGCTGAGGTATTCCCTGGCCGATCCGGTCAGCTTGACGCAGCGGCGTCCGGCGATGACCTCGCATCGCGGGCACGCGATACGACGACAGTCGTCCGCGCGCAATCCGCCACCCGGAACGAATCCCGAGCCACGTGAATTGATGACACCCTTGACGTATGTCACGGGATCTCCTCTGGGTCTCTAGCGGCCAGCACGGACACTTCCACGCCCGCCTTCTCGCCGTTCCGTGCCCACCGTTTCCACGTTCCTCGACTGCCGATGACAAGCGAATCATCTTTGATCAGACCCGACTGGGTAAGCGCATCCAGTAGGTTTCTGAGTAGCTTGTCCCAATCACCAATGTCGATGGATGTGGGATGGTCGACATCGTGCGAAGGCCATAGTTCGCCTGCCACGCCAATCTGCCGATGGAAGCGGAACACGCATTCGATTTCGACTGCCCCGGCGTACGGTTCGGGCTCGAATCCGAGGACCTTGTTGCCAGCCTTGACGGGCGTGATTCCGAACTGTTTGCGGATGTGCCGCACCATCGCGTTCTTCCACGGCACCGCGAATTTGCCGGATTCCACGAGATGCACGACCATCCGGCCGCCCTTGCCCCGCGACAGTTCGGGAGTGAGCGACCCCTTCGTGTGGGGCCGCCCCTCCACGAAGAATCGGGCGAGAGGTTCGCTCACTTGACCGGGAACAGCTTGTCAAGTTCCCGGTCCTTGAGCCGTTCCGCCCGGATCGAGCCGCGCAGCGTCAGTCCGCCGTTCTCCCCGATCAAGCCCGCGTTGAACAGTTGACGCATTTCTGGCCCGATCGCCCGCGTTGCCGCCCCGACGTGGTACCCGAGCGCGTCCTTGAGCAGTTCATCGTTTGTTCTCATGTCAACTACCCTAGTCGCTCAGGTCTGGCATGTCAACTAGAACAGGAAGGTTTTGTCCTGCCAGACGTTCAACGCCGACTTCAGTTCAGCGGCGTACGCCGCGTACGCCTCAGGGTCGTGGATGGCGGACTTGATCGGCTCTCCGCACCTCCACGTACCACCTGGATGGATAACCTGCTTCGTGCACAAATGATTCAATGACGGCTCAAAGTCGTGTACCCCGCGCCCATGCCCCTCGTATGTCCGTACGAGCACCGTGTAAGCCGCTGAGGCGTCCTGTGCCGCGTTGACGGGCGCGCCCCCGACTCGGGTACCCGCCTCGCCCGAAAGCCGCTGTACAGCCGCCTCAAGGGCCGCAACGCGCAACCTCAGGTCTTCCACGTCCGTACGAGATGCGGGCAGGGGCGTGAAGTTCGCCAGCAGGACCTTCGTGTCCCGTGCGATGTCCTCGACCAGAGCGGCTTCATGAGCGGCCAGGAGAACAGCATTCCGCGCCTGGCCCAGCGTTCCACCCCGGCGTACGCGCCATGCCCGAACTGTCTTCGCCCACGAGCCACGTTCGCCCGGACGCAGCGTCTCGCCTTCGGCGATCCATTCCACGTACCGGTATGCCAGTCGTTCGTCTTCGGCCAGGAGGCGCACCGTGGCACGCGACCGGCCGCCCCAATCCATGTCGCTGTGAACCACGCGCACCCGTTCCGCCCATTCGCCCGCCTGGCGGCATCCCCGGCACGTGGCGTCCGCCAGCCGGTTGGTCCGCATCTCGTGGTAGCCGAGCGGCAGTCCGCACGCGTTGCCCCACAAGCCTCCCGTTTCCCGTACCAACGCTCCAAGGTGAATCTCGTTCATGTCTCTCGCCTCTCGTCTTGAATCGGCCAGGAAGGTCAACCCCCGAGCCACCTACCCGCGTCAACTACCTACCCATCATGTCAACTAGGAATCTCTCGTGTCAACTACTATTTTTCATAGAGATCCTGATCTTGAGGACTGGCAAAAGTACGCACGGTACGCACGCGCCCCCTCCTAGGGTCGGGGGCGCTGGTACGCACTTACCGTCAGCCGGTATGCACCCCGGTACGCACCGGTACGCACCGCAGGTCAGAGGCGGTACGCACTTGGTACGCACGGTACGCACCCCCGGTACGCACCCCGGTACGCACTGCCTTTTTGATCTTGGAGTGCGTACCGCAGTGCGTACCTGCGACTATTCACTCTTTTTTGGACATCTCGGACTCATGTTCGGCGATGACCAGAGGATCGGACGAAAAGCGGGCACCCCCGACATTGGTGATCAGTTCACGCTTAAACGCCCGATCCCATCCCGTATGCCACGTTTGCTTCAACAGCCGCTCAGTCACCCCGCCGTAGAAGCGCTCGATTACCACAGTCCGCGCTTCCGCCTTCGTGAGTCCGCGACTCTCTCCGTGATCGGACAAAACGCGCACAATCAGATCAGTGACGGAGTCCGAATGCCTCTGCCAGTCCTCGCCACTTCTCCCAGCCGCCGCATCGCCTTCGGCCACCTTCCACGCATCCGGCTCAAGCACGAGGGACGTCACGTCCTCGCCGTCCTCATCCTGGCCGACCACCACGCGTGTGAAGACGAGCGTCATGGGTGCGCGCTCGTCGATGTCCTTCTGTTTCTCCACGAGCAGTTGACCCCGCAGCGTGCCACCCGGAGCCGTCTCGTCCTTGACGACCTTGAGCTCCGTGTCCTGCGCTCCGTCGATGGCGGAACTACCCCTGGCATCGCCGCCCTTGCGCCCGGTGTGATGCACGGTGAGCACACACGCGCCCGTGGCCTGCCTCAACGCCTCCACAGCGGCGATGTAGTACCCCATGTCGGTGGCGTTGTTCTCCTCGAGGCCCACCGTCACCCGAGCTTGGGTGTCCATCACGATGAGGCACGGCAGGGATTGCCCGTCTGGCCCGTTCAGCAGCCTCCTGGCCGCCTCAACGAGCACTGCCCACTTCTTCCCGTCCGCGCTCTGTACGGGCCGTGGGAGCACGTACACGCCGTCCGGCAGGCCACCGTGCGCCTTCTCGTACGCCCGTACCCGCTTGCCCATGCCGCCCGCCCCCTCTGCCGCCACGATGAGCACGCGGGCCTGCGTAGTCTTCAACCCCTGCCACGGCTTGCCCGCCGCTACGTGCATGGCCATGTCCAGCGCCACGAAACTCTTGCGGGATCCGGGCGCGCCGATCAACCACGCCGCACTGTCGAGGTTCAGCAGCTCTTTGATCAGCGGTTGCGGCGGTGGGCGCTTGGCCACCTGATCGAGCGAGAGCATTTCGGCCAGTAGGGCGTCGACTTCATCCCCCGTAGGCACCGAAGACACGCCCGGAATGTCCTGCGTACCGCCCTTGACCTGCGGTGCGTACTCAGTGCGTACCTCTGCGATCCACGGGTCCAGCGAGGCTCTGCGTCCGTCCAGCACCGCCCTGAACTTCTCCACGGTCCACCTCGAGGCCGGGTGCGACTCGTCGTAAGCGGTCATCGCCAGTTGACGACGCAACAAGGCCATGGCCTCGTCGACATCCCAGAAGGCGGGCACGAAGTGGGCCAGCGTGACGGCCGCGTTGTTGCACCGATCCTCGATCATCCCGAGCGGCGCGGCTGCCAGGTCCATCAACGGTCCGCGTACGTGTGCCTGTGCCTGCACGAACGTGAAGCCGCGCGTCTCGACCGCCACCCCCGCCGCCGCCATTCCGGCCATCGAAGGTGAGGCGAACGGATCATCGGCATCCACGCCACCGCCCTTGACCCTCCTGGCCGCATCATTGCCCGCACCCGCGCGTGCCACCCTTACCAGCGCCACGATGTGCTCGCCGCTGTCGTCTGAGGATGTGCCGTCCTCTCGCCTGAACTCGGCCAGGAAGCCCGTATCCGGCTCACGCACCCACCGGTAGGGGTGCAGCTCCCCCATCGTCTCGGGGGCCTTGCTGGGACGCACCGTGGGCGAGATGAACGCGAAGCCGCGTCCCTGCCCGTCCGCCCCGCCCCCTTGCAGGTCCATGCCCGACAGGAATCCAGCGGATCGATGCTCACCCGTGGGGCTGATCAGTTCGTGCGTCCCGCCCGATGGCGTGCTCTGCGTCCCGAACGATCGGGGCATCCACCCCCGGTTGTCCAGATCTTCGCGCGAAATGTCCCCGCCGTGGCGGGGGTCGAAGTCCAGCATGTCCGCCCCGCCGGACTCGCGTACCCCGCCGACCATCGCGAGGGCGTAGCCCGGTCGCCACCGTTCCAGCCAGGCCGTACGTGACGGTACGGTGCGCTCCCACTGTTTGGGGAGGTAGTACTCCCCCGGTTGCCACGGATTCGGTGCCGCGCAGAACACCGGTATGCCCGCGTCGATGAGTTCCCCGGCTATCTCCAGCGCCCGCGCCGTCTCCTCGTCCGTCAACGGATTGATCACAACGGAATTGATCACAACGTCTTGTACTGATTCGCCCACGTGATACCGTCCTATTGAGTTTTCGTCCAGTGAGACTCAGAACGGCGGACCTTCAGGGGTCCGCCGTTCCTCTTTTCTCGCCAGTCTGTCCGTGTCCTGCCTGTCGATGTCCAGTGCGGTCACGCTACCCCGCGAGCATCCCGCGATACAGGTAGCGCTGAGGTTCGCGCACCATCGCACCGAAGGTCGATGCCAACTCACGCTCGTACACGGCTGTCTGAAATTGCGTCACGTCAAGGGCGTCGGCCAGGGACATCAGGTCGTCATCGAACGCCGCACCGGTCGGCACCATCGGCACGTGCCAGACCCGGCGCAACGCGCTCACCGAGATGATCTGCCCGTCGACCGGGCCACCCCACAGTTCGATGTCGATCACGCCACGTCCTCTTTCTCGGTGCCCGGCATGCCGGGGAGGAACTGCTGTTCGCGCAGCATGCGAGCCTCGCCGCTGTTCCTCTGGCCGGGTAAGTCGCGCAACTCGCCGTGCAGGTCCTCGGCGGTCATCGCCTCCAGCTCCTCGAGCGCGGGCACCTTGACCCTGCCGCCCACGAGCGCCCGTACGAACGCGGCACGCAGCAGGCCAGCCCGTCCGGCGACCACGTCCAGCCGCGACAGCCGCGCATCGGCCGCCAGTTCCATGTTGTCGAGCGTGGCCCCGCGCAACACCTGACGGTTGACTTCCGCGCGCGATACGCGCATGACCACCCGCAACGCGTCCATGCGGTCGAGGTCCCCCGTGTCTACCAGCGCCATGAACTGATTCTTGATACGCCCTGCCGTTCCCACAATGTCACCTTTCCGTACGATTCATGCCCGATGCTGCGGCACGGTACCGCCGGACGACACCCACCGTACCCTGCGGACTAGTTGACAGGCAACCCCCCACCGACTACGGTAGTTGACATGAACATGCCGCAGAGGGCCACGGTCCTCGACTTCCTCAGGTTCTTCCTGGCCGCGCTGATGCTGCTCACCACCATCAACCTCGCGACCAATCAGGACGGCTTTCTGGATTCCTTCCTCACTGGTCTTGCCGCCGCTGCCACTATCGCTCTGATCCGTGGGGGTCTCCAGAAATGACGAACATGCCGATCATCGCCACGACCATCACGCTCGTCTTCGATGTGTCATCCGCCCCCGTCTACACCCCGCCGCTTTACGGCCCAATGTTCCCGAAGACCTTGGAGGTCAGGGTCTTCGACGGCGGGCAGACAGCCGCCAATCTGGCCGCATTCAAGGTCAGGAGAGACGGCACCCAGAGCGCCGTCGCGGTCAACCCGTACATCCCCATGGACGACCGCAGGAACGTCCCGTGGATCGCCGAGTGCATCGCCACTGCCATCGGTTACGCAGGCCACGCGAGTGCATTCGACGCAGAGGCGTTCGAAGTGGCGGAGATGCAACCGTGACACCCGAAGAAAAGGCGGTCGTTCAGGCCGCCATTGCATGGCGGCATAGTCTGGACAACAGGAGCTACGTCCGCATCGTCGGCAGTCCCGAAGACCGACTGCTGAATGCGACATTGACGCTCATCTACGGTTGCAGTGACTGCAACTACGGGCGGCACGTGTGCCCCGGATGCGGCGAGAATATCGGCCACGAGGACAACTGCTGCATTCCGTACAGCATCATCGCGGGGGGCGAGCCGTGGACTGTGGCGGAGGTGCAGGAGCTGCCTCTGTGGGTACTCAGCGAGTGGCAGCACGTCATCATGGGGGACATCGTGCGCCTCCCTGGCCGACCCGAGACTGAGGCCAGCGTCGGCAGTGTGCAGCGTCAGCAGTGGCATGCCGACTCACGGGAGTACACCGGTCAGGACGGCAAGGTGCGCGACTGGGTCACGCCGCACGAGCATGAGATCATCTTCGCTCGCCTGATCCTTGACGGCAGCGAACGTACGGTGAACTTCCCGCTAGAGACGCCGGTCGAAATCCTGACCACCGCCTCTCGCCGTGCCGCGCTCACCGTGCAGCAAGCCTTCCCCGGTTCCGAGGTCATCTCGTGAGCGGACTGCACAAGCCGCTGCACCTCGAATGTTCGGAGAGCGTGTCCGGGCACGATACGGGCGGACGCACGGACGGGCGCTGCACGTGGTGTCGTGCCCGCATCGATCCCCCCGCGCCGCGCCCCGAAGGCTTCCCCGTGTCTGCCCTGACGGACGCGTACGGCTACTTCTACGATCCGGACTACGAGCCCTAGCTAGTTGACACGCCGCGTACCTACCGACTACTGTAGTTGACATGGAGATTACGTTGGACCCGATGGCCATCCTGCGCCCGTATCAACGGGACGCGATCGATCACCTGTGGAAGTCGTGGGACGCGGGCATGACGCGCGTCCCGATGGTGCTCGCCACGGGCCTCGGTAAAACGAAGATCTTCACGCGTGTCGTGCACAAGTGGCTCACCGAGAACGGAAGCAAGCGTGTGCTCGTCATCGCGCACACGGATGAGCTGATCTCGCAGGCAGCCGCAGAAATGCGTGCCGCCAACTCCGGGATCGCGGTCGGCATCGTCAAGGCTGGACTGAACGAGACGCACTGCCGGATCATCATCTCGTCTCGTCAGACTCTCGCTTCCGAAAAGCGTCGTGCACAGTTGAAGCGTGTCGGTCTGATCATCATCGATGAGGCGCATCATGCCGTTCGCACGAACACGTACGGCAAGATCCTCGAGCACTTCGGCGCGTTCCCCTCGCCGTGCTCCTCATGCTCTGAGGGATTCAGCGGCGATCAGGCGGTACCGGGAGGGCAGTGCTGGGATTGTCAGGGGACCGGGCTCTACAACGGCGGAGAGACTGCCGTCAAGGTTCTCGGATTGACCGCGACTCTTTCGCGTGGCGACAAGGCGAAGCTCTCCACGGTGTGGGAGGACAAGCCCGTCCCGACCTTCCGCAAGGACATCCTGTTTGGAATCCGCAACGGCTTCCTGCTCGATGTGCGTGGCGAGCGTGTCATCGTTCCCGACCTGAACATGAAGAACGTCAAAACGCAGGGTGGTGATTTTCAGGATGCGAGCATCGCGGAAGAGTTGGAACGCACTTTCGCACCGCAGATTGTTGCGGAAAAGTACGCGACCGTGGCAAGGAAATCAGGAAGCAATGAGTTACGTCAGGGGATTGCGTTCTGGCCGTTGGTGGATACTGCCTACCATGGCGCGCAAGCTTTCAATGATGCGGGCATCTCGTCTGCGGTCATCCACGGTGGTCTACCGAAAGAAGAGCGCAAGCTCATCTTGAAGCGGTTTCAGGCTGGCGAGATAACCGTTGTCCACAATTGCATGGTGCTGACGGAAGGCTTCGACGCGCCGTGGGCAGACGTGGTGGTGATCGGTCGCCCGACACGCAACGGTGGCCTGTATCAGCAAATGGTCGGGCGCGTGCTGCGCCCTGATCTGACCGTTGAGGCGAGCCTGCGCGAGAAGGCACTCATCCTCGATGTCACGGGTGCAGGCGCGGACAACGATCTACGCTGCCTGATCGACCTCGCGCCGGAGCGTCCGCTGAGGAAGCATGACGACGACGATGAGGACTTCTCGCTACTCGATCTCGAGCTAGAGCTAGAAGAGTCCATCGCCAGCGGCGCGGCACCGTGGCTCGTGGAGGAGATCTACGAAGGGCCTGCTGACACCAAGGCGTTCGATCCTCTTCACCGAACTTTGGCGTGGAATCAGACTCCGGACGGCACGTACTTCATGAGCGCCGGGGGCAGCCATTACATCTTCCTCGGTGAGTCCGCGTACGGCGATCCTGGCACGTACGACGTGGTGTGGTGCACGAAGGTGGATTGGAACACCCCGCCGCAGTCGGCGGGCTCGACCGACTACCGCGCCCTGCCGCTGGAAGAGGCGCTGCTGTGGGCGGAGGAGGAAGCGATCTCGCGTGGCGGGCACGGCGCGAAGACGCTGTCATCGCGTAAGAGTAAGTGGCGTGACGAGCCTGCCACTGAAGGGCTGAAGAGCAAGGCTCGCGCGAACGGCATCCGCAACAACAAGGCGACCGGTCGTGATCTGGACACGATGACAAAGGGTGAGCTGGGCGAATTGATCGACGCGAAGATTGCAGCCAAGAGTATCGATCCGCTCGTACGCAGACTGAAGGGAACGCGGTAATGGAGTGGCCTCACGCAGCAAGATTTTTGAAAGATGGTGTCTGGCAATTGGCGCGCGGGTGTCAGGGGTTTCTCACTGACAAGCATCCGGACGCGCCACGAGGCGTGTCGTTCTGCACATCGTGCAAGCGCACCGTGGTTAGGGGAATGGGGAAGTGGTGGGAGTAGATCAGGCCGAAGACCCGTTCGCATCGGCCAGTGACATCAAGCCCGCGCCGAAGGAATTCGGGAAGGTGTACAACGGGCGGTACCACATGCCGTTGCTGTCCGGCGAGTGCGGCCCGAAGAGCGTCAAGGATGCCGACTACGTATCGGGCGGCATACAGCGCATGACGAACCTCGTCGGCGCGGCAGAGGACACGCGTGCGCTGAACGTGTGGGAACAGGCGATGGCGCTGGTTGGGCTCGCGCTGTCACCTGAGCTGTACGAAGAGCTGACACTGATGGTGCATCAGGCACGCAGTGACGGCGTCAACTTCGAACTACTGCGCGAGTATCCGAGGCTGCGGGAAGCGCTCGCTGGCACGCCTCAGGACTCGGGTGAGAGCATCGTCGGACGGGCGAAGCACGCGGCCAAGGCGAACGCCGCCGCGCAGCGTGGCACGAACAGGCACACAGCGTGGGAACATCGCGGCGAGACGGGCGAGTTGATCGGCACGCCCGCCATGCAGGAGCACGTCGTGGATGTCGAGCGCGTGTTGGCGAAGGCAGGCCTTGAACGCGTCCCCGGCCTCAGTGAGCGCATCGTGCGCAACACGGAGATAGGTGCCGTTGGCAAGTTCGATGACATCCTTCGGGAGATCTCCTCTGGCCGCTTCCTGATGGCGGACTTGAAGACAAAGGCTCGCGAGTTCTTCACGTTCGTCACGGTGGATGCTCAGCTAGCCGGGTACGCGTATTCGGATTGGATGCTGGCCACACGCCCTGCGCGAGACGGCGGGAACGTCGCGAGCTACGTCCCAGGTCCGCGCTATCACGTGGACCTGACGGAAGGTGTCATCCTGCACGCGCCGTCCGACGGCTCTCCGGCGCACCTCGACCGGGCAGACCTCGTGCAGGGGTGGAGGGTGGCGCAGTTGGCGAGGCAGATCGTTGACGTCCGAGCGAACGGCAAGAGCGCGGCGCGCCACGTGGCGAGCATATGGGGAGTGCAGTCATGAGCGATGAACTCACGTGGCAGGAAGTTGTTGAGATGTGGCAGGAATACCTCAAGCCACCTCCACCCTTCCGCTTTGCGGCGGTAATCTGCGTTGCCCCGGACATCTATTCGTCTCTGATAACCGAGAATCCTCCGACCTCCCCAAGCCTTTCCATGCAGTTCGCTGGCGTCGGCGTTTCCGCACAGTCGCACTACGCGCCGGGTGAGTGGCGGATGTTCGATCAGTTCGGAGAGGAATTGGCCCGTGGGTCATGGACGTAGGCCGCCGCCCGTACGGCGTAGCCCCACACGTAGCACGCTGGACTCCTGCTCGTTGACGGCCGTGGGGTTATTGCTCTTCTGGCCGATCATGCTTCCATGGCTGCTGTGGCGTGCGCGCAGAGGCACGCCGTGACCATGGTCGGACATCCCGACGTCGTGCACTGCACGCGTACCTACTCACCGGTCGTGACTCACTACTACGGGCGTCTGAGCAACGGGCACTTCTTCTACTTCACGTACCGGTTCGGCCGCGTCACGCTGGCCGTGGGTTCCAGCAAGGTCGCTACGGACGGTCGGCATGATGTGGTGATGGCGCACGGCGCGGCCAGACAGGGCAACTTCGCTAGCGATCAAGTCCGTGACCAGGTGTTCTCTCACCTCTACAATCTCCTTCAAGAAACTTCGCTCAACTAGTTGACGCGGTGGCCAGCAGCGACTAGTGTTCTTCTCACGGGGGAGGTCAAGCCCTCAGGGCAAGGAACGGCACGGAAGTTCTCGGGACTCCTGAGGAGAAGGCGATTGAGTCGCGCCTCAGGCTCGCACCCGAGAACGTGCACCCACCACGGGAGTTCGTCAGGAATACCGTAGGGTCAGAGTATCTGGCGATGACGACACGGAAAGACGTGTGGCCCCCGCGCTTCGGCGCATGGCGCAATGCAGGTTCGAATCCTGCGAGGGGCGCGAAGGTGTGACGCACCTAGTTTTGGCAGTAGCCGTTTACGACGAGTGTCACATCTTCACGGGAGCAAGGAATCGGCAGGCCCAATTTCATATCGGCAGTGTGCGGAACTATCCCGCAGAGACGCTCGTCCCCTGATGCGACACTAACGCGGTTAGACGCAGAAAGTGACGCTATATGGATCGGCTACGTACTGACGGGACCCATAGCACGGATGTGATACGACTTGCGCGAACGTTTAACTCGTTCGGCTCCCACGTGGCAGCAGACAAAGAGCCGATGATCCTCCGCTTGATTCGAGCGGCCAGGAAGCAGAAGGCGGAGCAGACACGCAAGCTTCCGCCCGTCAAGAACGCGAAGGAGGCTCGCATCGTCAAGGGAGCGAAGCGCACGCATGGTGGAGGTGCCGACAACTAGCCGACTGCGCTAGCATCCCTCGCAGACAGTCAACTGCGCTAGCATTCGCAACACGCCCCATATAGCTTAACGGTAGAGCGCTCCGCCCGATACGCGGGAAGACAAGGGTTCGAATCCCTTAGGGGCACGGCGCAAGTACCCGAGGTCACGCTCTCGCACTGTGACAGCGAGTCAAGGGGAACGCACCGCCGAGGACGGAAGGCATAGGCCGTGACAGTCCGGAGAGACGGACGCGAGGGGACGAGCCTGGCCCGTCCTTGCTCGTCCCCTCACCTGCACACCCCGCATCATCCCGCACAGAAAGCAGACCTCGCATGACACAAGCAACACAGCAAGCGGACCCGTGGGCCACGGCCAGTCAGGCAGCAACGGGTGCGGCTGAGGCCGCCAAGCCCGCAGACCCCAACGCCGACCCTTTCGCCAGCCCGGACGAAATCGGCGGTAGCTCTGGTCCGCGCGGCCCGAAGTGGGCGGAAATCCTTGACCGGCTGGTCGTTCTAAAGCCCGTCAAGCTTCTGACGGATCAGCCCGTGCCGGGAGACCCGAACAAGACGCAGAGCATCTACGTCGCCACCCTCACCGTGCTCGGATCCGAATCCGTCACCGTGGTCTCTCCGGCCACCGAGAAGGATGGCA